GGGGGCGCTGGCAACACCGGCTGGACTGTCTTGTATGGCGATACTGGCTGGCGCGATATCAAATCGCTGCTCGACCCGTTCTGGGATAGCACCAGCAATCTGCAACTCCGACGTATCAATAAGACGGTGTACTTACGCTCAAGCAGATTAAAGGTTGGCGATAACCCAACCGGTGCGCGTTCTGCCAGTAAACAGATATTTTCTGGTAAAGACGACATGCCGCTCGGTTTTAGAAATCCAGGTTGGAGCACGTGCCAAGGATTTGTGAATATCGGTAGCATCCAGTTCGGCGCAATCTACTCGTATCGGGCTGCACACGACTTCACTATCCGCGCCGTTCCTGGCACTGGCAACTGGACGAAAGGCGATTCGTGCGCGTTCAACTTGTCGTATGTTACGGAGAACGACTGGCCAACGGTACTGCCGAGGGGGGTGAGTAGTTAACCGCAAAAAGCTAGAATATCTAACAAAAGGAGCTATATGGATTACAAAACATTAACTGAAGAACAACTACAAGAACAACTGCAGCTTATTATGGACGAGATTAACCGCCGGAATAACCTTAAAGAGATTCCAGAGCAGGTAGATAGTCTTGCCAAGAAATACGAAGAGCTTCGCAGAGACAAGGAGGAGCTTGTTTACAGGATTCAAGATTAGTAGCTATATATACAGATAAACTACAGTAACTACAAATAAAAAACCAGATAGCTAACAGAGGTAGCCGCTAGCGCAAATCAGAGTAACTACAAATAAGCAAAAATAAGAATACGTTTATAAACCTGCAGTTGTGATTATTTAACATTCGTAGGAGGTTGGCATGTAAATCGCTTATAACAAACTCAGATAAATTATTTAACAAAGGAGAATATTATGTCAGACTACAACGCAATTAAAAAACTACATGAAGCTGTAAATGCGGAACAGGAAGACCACTACACAGAAACCATTAACAACAAGCCTGTCCTTGATATCCAATTTCAAGTAGGAGGCACTGCTACAACCGAACGTAACGGCGTGTTTATTGAAGACTTGCTCATCGTAGCATATGCAAGACTCAATGCATTCAATAAGCAATTATCGTCGCGCGAGAACAGCCTAGCGCTTACGAAGATTGAAGAGGCTATTATGTGGCTTGCTAATCGCAAAACAGAGCGTGAATTACGTGGTGTGTACGGAACTGAGCAAGAGTAGTATAATATAGGTGTTACCCCGCACTTGGCTAGAAGTCTCGTGCGGGTTACAGCATTGCGATAGGGTTCTATCATCCGGTCTAATGGCAATAATAGGCTCTAGAAATCTATTAAAAACTCTATACTCGACTAAGCTACTGTGTTTCCAAGCCCGGTAGCTTTTTCATTTACAAAAAAAGTCGTCCGAGAGAAATAGGACGACTTAAGGACTAAAGAGCTTGACGACATAATGCGAAAACTCATAAAAATATTAGCACAAAACAAACGGTTGCGCAAGACTGGACAGAGAGATATACTGCTAATGCCGCGAGGTGTCTAAATCGTAAAATATCCTCACTTTTAGGTGAGGATAAACTATGGTATACTAATGTTGTGTCTATGCGACACAAGTTACCCTCCAAAACTATGGCTAACATTTTTTTGGTTAAAATAGCCCCTCTTTCCTATTCTAGGGGTTATTTTTTTTTATGACAAACTCTTTTCGTCCGCAGCCGCTACAATAAAAGCAGCCCGACAGAAATATTATCGCGCTGGCTCTTTTGTCTTCGTGATACGGGCAGCGCAATTGCCAGCCTTTATCGCGTACGTATCGCGCCCTCGGGTCAACATGACGCGCCCATTCTTCAACTGTATCAGGCGATATATCGCAGGGCATCGCCTCAAATCTGCGCGGTCTAGGCGTCGGCTTATATTTGCATAATAAATACGCCTTTAGCGGAGTTAATTTAGCAATCGGTATATCCCTGATTATTTTATATGTAGCACCACAGCTAAAAACAGAACCTGGCGCGGTAATATTGCCGCCATCGCCTTTTAATTCAAAGTTTTTACAATGGCGGTCGTCGTTGATGTTTTGCGCTGGTATACCTTTGTATACCCAAAAAAACAGATGTATGCCGTTAGATGGCGTTTGTACGGTTAGTGTTTTTGGGAGGTGCAATGCAGTGTATGTATCTAGCACCTCTTTCCAATTATCTTTATTATCAAGGTCAACTGCGATAAGCTTGTATTTTTTCGTCTTGTCTAGTTGTTTTTTACCGGTCAGTAGTGCATTAGCAGAAGCAGTGCTATCTTTTAATCTGCGGCAATTTTTAATATTACTCCATTGGTCTGTTGCGTACCGGTGTTTTTTTGTGCCTTTCCAGGCAAAAGACCAGCATTCTTGCAGTTCATTCATATCATTGTGTTCCTTCCCTCATGTCTCCAGTAAGCATCAATCAAATCCTTAATCTCGTCTAAAGTTCCGAACGAAGCAGTGAATCGCGGGTGGTAATATTCGTGCTTATTGGAGTTATTGTTTTCTAAGTGGGCAATATATCTTCCTGACTTTGTTTGCTCAATAATGAATTTCCTATATTTTATCGGTTTCATCATCTTTACGACTTCTGCCACATCGCTAATTCTGGACTTTATAAGCTGAGAGTCACTTTCTAACTTGACAAGATAGTGTGTTAGGTAGCCTTCGCTATTGTGTATTTTCCCAACTATCTCTCCAAGCTTCCAGCAAGCCATGCTGCTATAAACATAAGTTCCTTGTGTATTTACGTATACTTTTTTAGTCATGCTATAACTCCTTTCGTTTCCTATGTAAGCGCGCCAATTTAGTGCGAATAATAGATATATTATGTTCTATCTCACAAATGTCATATTCTTTCTTATAATCCACCACACCACGGATGTACATTGTATGTATCCATGCTTTGTTTAGAAGCGCGCTAAGTCGCCGAAGTTCCGTTTCAAGTTCATTTATTCGCTTATCTAGACGTTGCCGCCTAAGTGATACTATTAGTGTAATAGGATTAATCATTTTATCTCTCCACCTTAAACTCAACAAACCGCTTTATATGGCATGTAGTACAAGCCATCACCAATCACATAGCCATATTGATACACTACCTCCAGTGCAAAATCGACCAATTCTTCATGCAACTCTCGTTCGTTCCTATCGACAATTTTCTCGATATCGGCAAGAGCAGATAGCTTTAGTCTATTCTATTTTTGCAGCTGAGTTGGGCTCACTATTAGAACCACAACAGCCGCAACCAGCAAAAGCTCTAGCTGTAAGCCCTCTAAAATTACACTCCAAGCGACGGTTTATCTTTGATTTAACGCTAGATTTCATTGACATCTCCTTCCTTATGTCCACTGACATTCCCCTTGAAAATAACTATCGCACTCGGAAACGGAGCTGGATTTGGCTGGTCGTCAAACTTAAGCCTGCCTTTGATGTAACGGATTTCAGTGGCTTTCATGCAATAGTCGTGCCACCAGCGAGTGTCGGTGCGGCTGGGTATTAGAAACACGACTGTTTTGCCTTTCTTCCATTCTTGGTAGCCTTTTTCAATCCATTTCGGTAATTCACGTCCGTAAGGTGGATTGACGTAGTTTGTACCTCCCCAATCGCTTGTCAGCCCATCGACCCTGCCGTCCCAATTAGCTGGGCAAGGATCGTGGTCAAACTGAAACTCTGAATCTAGCACCTGATAGACCGCCTTAGGCGTTCGCCAGTCCATTCTTAATGAGTTAAAATGTGGTTTGGTCATATGCCTCTCCTCCTGCTAAATACATGTAAAGTACATGTATGTTGTTTACGTATTTTACCCGTAGAACGTGTTTTTTTAGATAAAAAACGCTCTACGGGTTCAACCGCATAACTGGTTGGCTATATAAGGTGATGATTTGACGAGAGGCTGCCATCCTTCACGCGTTAGCAAAAATGCTACTGTAGCGCCGTTTCAGTACTCGTATAGTCACATCTTTCACTACTCAAGTTGCAAAGTCAGTAGTTAATTTTCTAGCTCTAATTACGGGTCTCGGTAAGGTTGCAACGCCAAGCTGAGAATATCGCTTTCGAGCCACTTATATAGCCAACCGGTTATGCGGTTGAATTGTTAATGTTCTAAACCATTTTTCCCAAGTGGGGAATTTGGTTTTAGTTTAATTTTACCAAGTTTTTCGACATATGGTAGGTCAATGGTTATTGAATCGGCTCTAGGTCTCTAATTGCATTTTCAACGTCAGCCTTTTTATATTTTTTACCCTCTATTTCGATAGTAGGTTCTGGGTCGGCTGGTTTAACGGGGCGGTATCCAAGCCTGTACAGTTCAGCTGCGGTACACCACAATGAAACTGACGCGTAGTCTTCTGCGCAGCTTATCAGATAGCAGCCCTCTAGCGATGCTAAAATCTTTACTGTCCTATCAGACTCTCCAATGTGGCTAGTAATAAAATCTCCAACTACTAGATTGTCTAGGGTTTTCTCAACAGGCTCTAGCATTTCATCTGACCAGTAAAAAGTACGCTCCTTAACTCTGTAGCAACGGTCTCCTTCTATACAACCAATTGTAAGCACTCTTCCGCCCATTTTCGCCATGGAACCATTACAGTACACGCCGTCATAATATTCATCTGCGACAAGCCCCTTGCGAACCTTGACTTTATCACCGGCTTTGAATTTGTTTACTGACATTATTTTCTCCTCTTATGAACATTACCGATGACTTTTAGCGCGCTCTCTTCGAAATGCGCTACCGCCCATAGCTCCTATTACAGAGTAGAAATTATCTCCGAACTTCTGCTTGAGCGTTTTAGCGGCGGCTAATCCGCCCTCTCTTGAGCCTATGTTAGTCTTCCCTCCTCTTTTCGTAATTCAATTTACGTATAAGCTCATTTGACGCACATACGCCTATCGACGTTACGATTAGCATGACCATCGCTAGCAGTAATTCTTTGTTGAAAATATACTTAACCAGATAGGTTAATGAAGTTAGCGTTAAAAATATCTCCAAATAGGTAAATATTTTCAGCAGTGTTATTTTTTTAATCATTACTCGTCCTCCAAATAATTCATCGTATCCATAATCAGTACAATCAATATGAATACTAATGAGAACGTTACTATTATTTGTGCCGCTACCGGTATCGCCCAGATAATCCAGATAACGCCGACGATTCCCATGGCGGCTAGAAACACTTCTATTTTCGTTCTATCTTTAGTTGGTATTGTCATTGCCTCCCCTTTCAGTTTTATGCATGCTTTTCAGTTCTGCTATCATTTTGTTAAACTTGTCGTCGTCCATAGCCTCGAGAGCTTTTCCCAAACGTTGCTTATTTTGCCTCTCTTTCATAGACTTTGTGCAGTCTTTGAAGCAGAGATACAGCCATAGAATGTTAACAATATTGATAAGAATAATGACAATATCAAACGCCGCCATCCATATATTTCCTTCCGCTATCCGATGGCACGCTGCGATACCGCCGAAAACTACTCCAATACAAGTTATCCCTATGAATGTTATAAGTATTCGTCTAATTGCTTTGTCTGTCATTCTATATATCCTTCGTTTAGTGTAATCTTTTCTATCGTACTTGATACGACGCCTGATGAAATTCGTAAGACTTTTCGATATGCTTCAGCGTCTTTGCGTCTGAAAAATACTAAATCAAGATTGTCTTTGCCAGTTTTCACAATATAGCGTACGCCGTTCGCGTAATCTCTATTGCTTAGTTTCAGCCTTTTCGTCAGTTGGTCGCTCTTGTTCTGTTTTTTCCACCACTTCAGCTTCACTTTCTTCTCCTGCCTGTGCATTTTCAACTACTATCCGTGCCCGAGCGCTATTATCAAGATATTTACCGTCAACCTGCTGGTCTTTCTCAATCGCCATCGCGAGCTCTGTTGAAAGCGGGGCTTTATTGTTGAGCAGACGCTTAATAATAGTTTTGAGCGCCATCGTATTGAAATCCTGCGACCAGCGGCTGCCTTGGCGTCCGGTACGTAAGTCGCGCATATAGCTTTGCGAATACATTTTCGCATGCTGCTCAATCTCGTCAACGGTCATATAAACGACTGAGCGAAAACCGTTTTTTAACTCGAAGTACGCCATATATCCGATAATATCATTATTGCGCTTTTCGTAGTTAAACTTGAACCGCGGCTGCCCAGTCATTTCGTCCAACCCTAAGAACTCGCCGTCATGCACAATCACCGCGTCTAACGCGACATACTGATTTGTGCGCATCGCTAACTGCACATAGCCTTTATACCCCATCTGAAATTGCGCGTATTTTCTACCGCCACGACTGTTGTCTTTGTATGGCACAATATGCGCCCAGCCAAGATTTTGGTTAATCGGTAAGTCAAGTGTTGCTGCGATGAGACATGCATTATAGACCGATTTCGGCTCGCACTGAGCGATACCGGCGTTAGAGTTAGCTAATGCCAGCACACTCGTTAAAAATTGCTTGCTTTTATTGCCAAGCGCACGTTCAGCTGCTTTGATGATAACATCGCTACGCACCATATCTTGAACAGTTAATGCTGATTGTTTTGTTACGGTAATATCGTTATTCATACTAGTCTTCTCCGAGCACCATCACGCTGTCTAGTGTCGTGTTTTGGTTGAAACTGATACGGTCAACATCATGCTCGCCATTGCGCTTCTTGAACTCGGCAGTCGCGTCATTCGCGCTCGCTAGCTTCTCGTAGCCGTATTCGAGCAGGCGTTCAGACGCCACCGCGACGCCAATGCGATATGGCGCGACTGTTTCAGCAATAACCCAGTAGAACTTTGCCTCTGGATTTTGCGAAATCGCCTGATAAACTGCCGATTGCAAGTCGTACGCCATGTCGCGCACCTGGTATTTGAACCGGTCAAATTGCGTTGTAGTTTTCAAATCCACGATAAAAACAACCTTGCCATTCTCTCTTTTGAGCGCGTCAGCATAACCAACCCAATCCTGATTATTGATTTGTGCCGTTAGTTTCACTTCGTGCTCTACGTTTTTGCCGAGCAGCAACCCGCTCGCAACAGGGTGCTCTTTAATTCTATCGGCGATGTACGTAATTGTGTCAAACTGCATTTCGTCGATAATCGGCAGCGTTTGCGCGTCGCGCCACTCGCGTGCTTCCTTTGTCCTGAAATCAGGGTATTTTTTTACGACGAAGTTCTGCTCGCCGCCGAGCAATACTGCGTGAATGAATTTTCCTAAATCCATTGCCGGTGATGTCGGATGGTCAATCAAACCAAGCTTCATTGCTGCGGCATAATCAATACCGCTTTTAATGATATTTTTCGCAAAAGAATACGAGTAGTGGTCGATATCTTTCGCGATAGGTTCGTTAAACATTATCGTCTCCTTTCATTTAGCTTTTCTTCAGTTTCCGGCGATATAAACATAACGTCATGTTGCATTTCTTTCAATTTATCGTGCCAATATTGCTGCAATGGCTGTTTCTGGGCGTCTTTAGAACGTTTCCATTCAATAAACGCGCATGTGCCATCCGGCTTAATTGCTAACGTGTCTGGAAACCCCATCGGTACGCCAGCTCCTGGTATCAGCTCGATAAATATCCAGTCTTTGTGCTTTTGCTTGACTTTCTGCTTAAATCGCCGTTCTAACATATCTTTATCCTACTGTATCAGATTAGCGCCCCTAAGACGTTCTGAAATAGGGGGGTGAAACATAGGAACTGCTAAAAAGCAATAAGTAAGGTTTTATCAATATCCAACTTTCAATATAGAAATGTTTCAGTATAAGGATTAACGTGCGCGCCTTAGTAAGCGCTAATCTGATACAGTAGTTTTTAAGGTGCTAAATTATTTAATTAAAATGGCATATCGCTTAAATCTAGTTCTTCTCCGCCCCCCATCGTTTGTTTAGTCTGCTCAACAGTGTTATTAGACACTTCTTCGGTTGGCTCTAAATTCAGCGTCTCAGCTTTCGGTGCATACGGTAGCAATCGCGAGCGCCAGCTTGGCACCATTTCGCCAAACTTGTTCTTATACTTGTTTTTCGGGTCGTAATCTAATACGTAAAACGCTTTTTTGCCGACCATCTTGCTTGCGACTTCATAGCCTGACTTCGCTGTGTCTAACCGCGCGACCATCGTGCGCATTTTATCTTTGTCGACCGGTTTCGCGTTATGTATCGCGATTTGACCGATATTTGATAGCGTATATGGCAATGCTGCTTCTGATAACCACATTTTCGCGCTGCCGACCATTTTATCTTTCTCAACTGTAAACTCAATGCCGAGCGTGCCGGTCTTCGCTTCAACAAGTTCAACTTTCTTGATTCCTACTTCATGCACGCCCATCGGAAGATATTCTTTTTGAATAAGGCGTTCATTCATCTTGCCTCGCTCCTCGTCGCCGAGTTTTACATTTGTTTCTTCGAGTTTTTTTTCAAGCTCTGCTTGCGTACTCATGTCGTTAATCCTTTCTTATTATATTATTCATTATATATATTGACTTAGAAATATCAATGGTAATATTTACAACGCCACCATCCACATCAAGAACAGCATATATACGACCAGCACCGGCACGCCCACCCACTGCATGACAACCCATCTTAAATGGTGGTTGCGGCGTTTCTTATTTGGGAAACGCATTAGCTGTATATATGACCAAAACCGACCAATACCGACTGTCAGCCCGTAAAAGACCAATAACCCTAATCCAAGTGCATATGCTGCCATAACAGGGTTCATGTCAGGCTTGTCTACCGCTTCTATATACTGCACGCGATATTTCCACACCAGCCCTGCAACGCCTGCTAATACACACCCGACTGTACCTATTGTTAGCCATATTGATTGTTTATTGTTATTGTTCTTGTTCACTTTGCCCATTTTAATCGTCTCCTTATATAAATGTATTATTATAATGTATTTTGGTCGAAATCGTGCTTCTGTATTAGCGCCTCATATATCCTTTCGTCAATCGTATTACTTGCTTCCAAACAATAAAACATGCATCGTTTCGTTTGTCCACCCCGCCATGTGCGCGCCATCGCCTGCGTGAAATCTGAATAGCTATAGCATGGCGATAGAAATATCGTAGAATTAAATTTCTGCAAATTCAGCCCGGTGCCGCCCGCCTGATACTGCACTATCATGACATCGTAGTTCTCAAACCTTTGTTTTTTTGACCCCGTCCACACGCCGTATTTAATACCGGCGCGCTTTAAGCGCTTGCCCAACTCTTTCACCGCCTTTTTCGTATTCACAAACACCAGGCAATTTTCTAATCCCTCAATTTTCTCAACCGCCCACTGCAATTTCTTGCCGGCGGTTTCTGCTTCGGCTCTGAGCGCCCAATTCAGTTTCGGCGCGCTGTCTAGCGGCTCTCCGTCCGGCGTCATGCGCGTCTTAATCAGTTTCAGATACGCCGCCCGCGACACTGGTATTGACACCCGCTTCACAATTTTACTTGGCAACTCCACGCACTCTTCAGTCTTTAGCCGCGCCGCAATATTGCTCCACCACCGCGCCAACTCGTCCGTATGCTTATACCCGACAATATCCATTCCTTTGTGCGCATACGCCGGCGCTTGCACGATGTACCGCCGATAAAACGCCGTCTTATTGCGCACAAACCCAGTGATTTTCGCGTAATTCGCCGCCTCACTCCAATTCTGCATCGGCGTACCCGACAGCAGCCAATACCGTCGCACGACCCTGCATAATTCATACGCGCCCCGCCCTTGTAGGCTTTGCGGATTTTTAATGCGATGCGCCTCGTCGATTATCACCGCGAAGTCTTTGAATAGCTCCAGCCGGTGCTCCCGCCACTTCTGCAACCATGTCGTCCCGACGACGATAAACTCGTCAAACCAGTCCTCCAATCCGACTGCCCGCACCTCAGCCTCCCATTGCTTCGTGTCGCGCACGCTTGGCGGCGTCACGACTAATACCTTTCGATACCCGCCCCTCACGGCTAGCGCCAGCGCCATCCGAGTCTTACCCGTGCCCATCCCAGCGTATAGATATAATCGGTCGCCCAGTCGTTTTAGATACGCCTCCTGCGACGGATATAACGCAAGGCTAGCGCCGGCACTATCACCGCCAGTCGCCACGTTCAGCCTCCAGTCGCTGCTCGTCCTGCAAGTCGTAGTACTCGCGTTGGCACGCGCCGCATTGTAACCGATGAATGTCTGAATATTTGTTGTGATGCGCCTTGTTGTAATCGTGTCGCGCGTCAATCATAAGGCTTGTCAATATTCGTGCTGCGATAGCCGTAACGAGTACACTATTGTTCTTGCCGACAACGCTTCTAATCTCACCCACTAGCCGGCGTATTAAGTTTTCGTTATCATTTAACAATCGCGCTATCGCTCTCTCAATTACGTACATATCGTTGAATATGCCGCTATCTTTCGCTAATCTTAACGTCGTAACCCTATCGTCCAGCGCTCTATTTATAGATTGTTTCGCTATCTTGACCAGCTCATCCGCATCGTACCAGTCTTTGCTCATATCATTTATTCTCCATTGTCTCAATCAGTTTTTTAAGCGCCGGCTCAATCTCACCGATAATTTTATACCGCTTGCCGTACCACCCGCAGCTCACATGCCGAGCGATTTGACCGAGCAGTAGGCTCAGGTCGTTACGCCGCGACATACAACCGCTCAAATCGCGTGTCTCGTATTGCACCGCGCCATCGTCCCACTCAACTTTCATTATACGCGTCCGCTCGCGCCCACCACTTGATTGAACCACCCCGAGCACCGTCTCTTTGATTATACTACTCATCTTTTCAGCCTTTCTTATATTATCGCTCACTCTTCTTATACTCGCCCCATATCGCCTCTAGACCGACCCACGCCAACCCGACCAGCAGCGTGATGAGGAAGTCGACCGCAATTTGTCCTAATTCGCTCATATCAACCTTCGTTCTTAAAGTACTCAACTTCACTCTCTACTATTCTGTCGCAATCTTCATATGTTTCAGCACGCAGCAGAGTGATTGTTGCAATATTACTGTCAGAGTCTTTTTTAACCTCTTCGACCGCGTCTTCAAAAGCCTCTCTAGCCTCATCGAGCGATTCATATGAGTGATACTCAGCTCCAAAATCCCAGCTATCGTCAAGCCGCGTACCGATTTTGTCGTCATATTTTAGAGTGCACTCAACTGAATATGTGCGCTTTTCAAGCTCATGCTTCACAATCACCAGCCGATCAAAAAACTCACCCTTATCCTGCTCTTCGCGCACTCCAAACATCTCGTAATAATTGTCATCTAAAGGCGCTAATAAATACTGTGTCAAGTCTTCGGCCTTTACAACCGTGCACTCATTATTGCAATCGCCAATCTCAGGCTCAGTCCCAAACTCAGAACTCAATGCGGTCGGACCTCCTGAGAAATACGTATCGCCGAACTCGAAACCTTGTGTAAATTTGAAATCCTTAAATTCCATCTTAGCCTCCTTTTTTTTGATTGATATTGATAATTCATGACGCCTTACTTATTTCGTCATATTATCAGTATAGCGCGTCTACTATTATAAGTCAATACATTTTTTACATAATATTGTTGTAATATTTACATATATCGATAGGTTTCAAAATAACGTTAAAACATATTTAAGACGATATCATATATGAGATAGTGATTAAGAGACGATTAAAAGACGTCAAAAACCAGTGTCGGCTGGTTGTCATATTTTTCAAAATTTGTCAAAAAAAAGACGAAAAAATGTAGGATAGTAATAACATGTTTTTTGCAAAAAATCTATAGCCTTTTTCGTTGTTTTTTTTACATCGTAAAGATACTTTTTCGATGATTGGAAAAAACGGAATAAAAAAGATGAACAAAAGTAGAACAATTTTATGGTGAAATTTTGATAGTTCGTAAAAGTAAGGTGTTTTTTTTTTTTACCTTACTGTTAAAACAAAAAAATCAAAAAAAGTAAAAGCGAGTGAAAAAACCGTCAAAATTTTTCATATTTTTTGAAAATGTCAAGTTACCCCCAATTATGGTATAATAATACTATGCAATGCAAGTAACATATTTTGGGTGTTTTTTATATTCTTACTAATTTTCGTTTGACTTTGTCGATTGTGCGAAAAATCCGTTGATAGCACGATATTTTGCGACGTTAAGTGTTTTTTGCTGAAACCGAACAATTCATCGTCTTTTAACGAAATCCGAAAAAAACAAGCAAAAGCAATATTTTTGAAGACGCTGTCCATTTTTTTGACATTTTTATATCGACATATTGTATTGCAAAGTAGCAGTGATGAGTTGGTTATGATTATGTGTGAAGATAGAACAGTATGCATTACATAGTAATAGGTGATGCATAAGCGACGGGGGGGTGATTGTGTGATGATGATGGGAGGGGGGGATATATACTCCCTCCCACCCACTACAAAAACCACGAGACCCCCGCCCACCAAAAATAACATCGCCATCTCGCTAATTCACCCCAAAAAAACCTATTGACTTATCGTTACTCGGGGAGTATCATAAATACACCATATTATTATCGTAAAAAACTAAAGGAGACCTTATGATTATCGACCCGACCAACAACACTTATTCGTATCCCCAAGATTATGACGTCTTACGGGAGGCGGGCGTAGAGTTTATGAACCAGCATGGGTTATTGTCTCTGAAGATGTCGTCGTCGTCTCTACGGGTGTATTTGGAGAGAGACCCTCGTAGCCCCCAGAATATTATCGTCAAAAAGCAGGTGGCGATTGTGTCGTACGGGGGAAAGAGTCTAGGTCTGGCGGTGGACGTCGGAGAGGACAGGGCGCATAAGACGACGCTATCGGCGCAGCGGCGGATACGGGACAATATTGCGGCGGTCAAGCGGCGGCATCGGGCGAGGCAGATTGAGGAGAATCGAACGGAGGCGAGGGCGCGTCAGAGGCGGTGGTATCGGAATAATAAGGCGAGGCGGTAGCCCCTTAGTCTTTATCGTGTCAAAGTTACAACAATAATTGCGGCGAGAATGCGCTGTAACTAACGTTTCAGAGGGTATTATAGAAGAATGGGGTCTACAGACAATAACAATTCAATGGTGGCGACAGTCTCTTGTAGTTTATCGTCTCCGATAGAGACGCTCACACTGCCGCCTCTGCCTGAGGCGACTAAAAACCAGGACACGCTGCAGGCGTGGTATCGGGGGGTGAGAGACATTCTCATTGGTGCGCCGCTGTATCTGCGGCATACGCCGGAGGGTCTAGTGATACGACACGGCGGGCGGTGGCAGGTGTATTCAAGGACGACGCAGGGCAGAGAGTCGCTTTGGCGGGACATTATGCAGGCGCATCCTAGCGTCGGGGGCGAGAATTGGTCGGCGAGGCGGACGCTGGAGCTGACGCAGTATTTATTGTTATATGCGCCGGGGATAACATTGGATTCGCGGCGGTATTTAGAGACGGAGAATTGCATACTGGACGGGGAGACGGGCGAGTTGGACTACAGCCATGAGCGGTGGCTGAAAAAGCCGACGCTGAGGATGAGTCCATTGTCGTACGACCCGGAGTATACCCCGTCGCCTGCCTGGCAGACGTGGCACGACACAATGGACGCCCATCAGAAGGCGGTCAGGGCGTGGAGTGTGGGGAGTGCGGTGCTGGGCGAGCACGGGCTACTGATGACGTGGGGCAGAACGAGATGCGGGAAGTCGACGCTGGCGGAGGGGCTGGCGGGCGTGCTGGGCGCAGGCGCGAGAGCGATATCGCTATCCAGGGACTGGGGGCGGTTTTATACGCACGGACTGCAGGATACGACGTATCTGTACGACCCAGACGCCAAAGGGGCGAAACGGCAGAACGAGTTGAATTACGAGACGTTGCACATGATGGCGTCGGGCGACCCGATACAGATGGAGCGGAAAGGGGCGGAGCTGACGCAGTCTGACAATTACGGGTTTATTGAGCTGATAGCTAACCGCCCGCCAGTATTAACATTCGAGGAGAGCCTGGTCGACAGGGTGAGGTTTTGTCTGTATACGTATATTCAGCCGAGAGGCGACGGCGGGGTGCTGAAACGGCAGATATTAGCCGACAAGCAGGCATGGCTGAATTACGCCGTTACATGCGCCGTAGAATTGGCGAGAGGCGAGATAATGCGCCCCGAGCTCGACGACTACCAGGCGTACGGGTGGTGGGAGTGGCTGAAAGACCAGTCAAGCTATGGGCGGATGTGCGCGTCTGAAGGCAGGCTATTGTCATATACCGACTATAAATACGCGTATAACGGGGCGGGGCGGTTTTTAATAACGAGAGAGACTATGGAGGACATCCAGGCGGGCGTGAGAGAGATAGAGCGGCAGTGGGGCGGCGGCAGTCTGTTTGCACACGATTGGCAGGGGTATAAAAAACGGTTAGAATTAGAGTATTATGGCGAAATTGCAAAACCACTTCAACAAGTATCTCTTGCTGCCGTACAGCCAGTTCAAGCTGATGATACCGAGGATGACGATACACCAGGCGATAGCGGCGCGTCTATTACAGAAATGCTGCGAGGAGATGGCGGTGGGAGCGATAGAGATGGCGTTCGAGAGGGTGTTGGGGAAGCCAGAGAGAGTGGTGAGAGTGCGCCGCACAACGCTGAAGACGCGGTATTTAGAGGCGAAAACAAGAGCCGAGGAGCCCGTCTTGCCAACCAAAACAACCGCTACAGAGCCCGCGGAGACCCCCCGTAAACAATCGTCCGTTACAGCTGTAGTCGTAACATCGCCGCAAAACTCGTTTCCATCCCCTCTGGACGCGTCTAGCACAGAAAATGACCAGACTATCATTTTAGAAGCCAAAGACGCCCCAAGCGCCGTATTATGGCGGATTATGGACAAAATGGGGGGGATGGGCTCGATAACGGCAAGCCAGATAGTGGACAACCCGAGCAGCCACATTGTGGCGGAGGTGTTGGTGGCTAATTTGTATCTTATGGCGATGAGAGGGAGCGACTTAAAAGCCATCGAGCTGGTGTTTGACTACATAGACGGCGCGGTGGCAGACGTGGTGCGGCTAGAGGGCGACAACGTCATCGTGGTGGATGACTATTCTGAGATTGCGCCGTATAATGCTGTAAAAGACACAACAGGCGTCTGGTGTGTCGAGGAGATACGATGACAAAAATACAACACTTGGGGAAATAACAGAGGTCACGCGATGATGTTTAATGATGACAAAAATACAACAACTGCTATCGGTGCTGGCATTCAGTTGCGCCCTCATCAGATGAATGTCATGCGGGCGTTTGACAATGGGCAGCGGAAAATAATCCTCATCTGGGCGCGGCGTCTGGGCAAAACAATTCTATCGTGGCTGCTATTGATACGCGAGGCGGTGCGAAAACCTGGAGTGTATTGGTATTGCTTTAATAACTACTCAACGGCGTATAACGACGTCTGGGTGGCAATGACGTCGAGCGGCGTGAAATTCCTTAGTATGATACCGGCGGGGCTGGTGGTGCGGTCTAACTCTGAGAAAATGGAGATAGAGCTCGCTAACGGGTCAATCATTAAGCTTATCGGTATCAATAACTCGGATAAGCTGGTGGGGGCTGGGCTATCCGGCGTTGTATTTGACGAGTATGCGCTGCTCAATGAGACGCAAATTAAGCTCATCACAGCTATGCTCGCGGAAACTGGCGGTTGGCAGGTGATAATATCAACGCCGCGCGGCAAGAACCATCTTTATACTCGCTGGCAGTTCGCCCTCGCTCACCCTGATATTTGGTGGTCTAACAATCTGAATTACAGCGACCCTGAATTGGCGGCGTATCTTGCGCCAGGGTTTTTAGAGCAGGAGCGGCTAGAGATAATCAGCCAGTACGGCAATGACGCGCTATATCAGCAGGAGTATCTAACGAGCTGGGTATCGCCTAACTCTGGGTCGGTGTTCGGCGATTTAATGAATATCTTGAGGCAAGAGGAGCGATTTACGCCGCTATCGCCCGCCAAAAATAACCCCTGTTACGCTGCATATGACCTCGGTAACGCCGACTATACGGCTATCGTGCTGTTTCAGGTCGATGAGAGAGGGTTCCCTCTTGTCTTAGACCACATCGAGAACCGCAATGAAGAGGTGAAATGGTACGTCGAGGAGATGAGGCGGAAAGAGTGGAGAGTGCACACTCACTTTCTGCCGCATGATGCCGCATATCATAAAGGCGCGCGCAATGAGACATATCGGCAGGTCTTAGGAATGTACGGGATTAGAAATACGGTCGTCTTGCCAAAGCCTCATCGCGTGAGCGATAAATTGAATTTTTTGCGCAGGGTGTTTTCTGGCATGAGGATTGACTCGTCGCTAGAACGCGTTGCAGAGTGCCTGGATAAGTTGGAATACGAGTGGAATGATAAACTGCACACTTGGAGCGGCAAGCCGACACACAAAGGCTCGTTCAGCGATACTGTCGATGGGTTGTGCTATATGGCGCAGGCAATACAAAAATACGGTTTAACGTCGCAAAACATTTTTACTCAGAGCCGTATTGTGCAGCCAAATAATGTACTCAACACTACGAGACAACAGAGGTTAGAGGAGCTGATGAAAGCTGAACTAAGTTTTGATACAGGCAATAAAAAAGTTATTCAGGGTGATTGCTTCATTTAATCGTAAACATGTTGTATTATTGTAGTAACATACACAACATCTTCTAAAAAAAAACTATCAATAATACATACAAAGAAAGGGTAATAATGCAAGATGGAGAAAACCAAAGCGCAAACGAACAAGCTCAAAGTTCGTCTGAGGGCGATATCCAGCCAACTCAAAAAGACGTGGACGAGCTGTATGAAGAGCTTGGGCTTAATAAACCTAAAGAACGACCTGGCGCCGCTCGTGTTCGAGGTCAAAAACGCGCTAGCGGAGACAATGACGATACGCGTGGCGGACGAGAAGGGCGAGGTGAGAGAGTTTCAGGCGGACGTAACGCCCGCAATGCACGCCGTTCAGATAAAAATGGCGTGGCTAGAGATGAGGATAACGAGGAGGGCGAGGAAGAACGCACGTCTCACCGAGCGGTATCAAATAGAGCAGGCAAAACTGAGCCGCCTGTTCGGGGAGGCAAATCCGAAGACGAAGAAGAAGATAGCGAGAATGACGAAGAAAATGTTGGAAAACGACCTCAGTCAAATCCAAAAATCGAGCGGCGCTTCCAAAAACTGACCCGCGACATCAGAGAGCGCAATGATTACATTGAGCGCATGCAGCGGCAGCAAGAGGAGTTAGAGCAGCGGCTGCAGCAATATGAACGCCAGGCTCAAGCTCAAGACGACCCCGAGTACACGATTGACGACTTTCGGCGCGTGAGAGACGAGGACGGCAATATCGTCGACCTCAACCCTGCGCAGGCAGAGTTGGCGTATTATCGCTGGAAGCAGGAGTACGATGAGCGCCAAGCCCAGAGAGAGGCGTTGTATAATGCACAACAAGAGTATTCTCAGAGCCAGGCGCAGCAGCAACAGCAGGTGGTAGAGAGCTCGGTGCGGGCGTACGACACGCTGGTGGACGTGCTAGAGAGCCATCCTGAGTTAGACGTGCGCTCAGAAGAGTTCGACGAGGAGTTGTCTAACGCGGTCATGCCGTTGATTGAGAATAGCGTGATATACGCGCCTGGTACTGAGGGTACGGACAATCCTGTCATCGTGGGCTTGCGCGTTGACCCTCATCAATTAGTCAAGGCGATGAGCGCGGTGAGAAAAGCGAAGCGCGAGATGCCGCTAAACGGCGCGTATGACAATGTGGATAACTCTGTCGGGCGCAGCGTACCGCGCAGCCAATCGAGTAACGCGCTTATCAACCAGGCTAACGATTTGATGAAAGAATTAGGTTATAATAAACGGTATTAAAAAAAAAGGAGCGATAAAAATGGCTAAAGAAGTAAAACCAGAAGTAGAATCAGCAGCAGAGGCAGACGTGCCTGTAGAGAACACGCCGTTCTCACCGGAAGCCCCAGCGCCGGCGGTAGGGCAATCAGACGAAGCATTGGCAGCTATCGCTAAAGGCATGCAGGCAATCGCCGAAGCGCAGAACGCCAGCAAGAACTTCAAGATTGAGACCGACGACAATATCCAGCATCGCTTTTCGGTTGTGCGCGATAAAGCGACCGGTACTATCATGACGCGCGAAAACGATAGCGGCAAATTGACGCCGGTGCAGCTTAGCAGCCTAGAGGAAAAACAAGCTGAAGCGCAAAATGTGGAAGTAGAAGAAGTATAGTTGTTATAATATAAAAAGACACCCCGTTCGTCTCTAGGGGTGTTTTTTTATTATCGCTATATGCTATAATGTAGATATTACAACAGTAGTTTTATAAAATTCATGATTAAACGGTTCATCACCCTATAAAATACGCTGTTGGCTAGGCAGATTATCATGGTTCGCCACATGAAAAAAACAATAATAACATTTTTATAGGGGAAAAATATGGCTATTACAGCAACTGAAATTTTCAGCGACTTGATTGACCAGCCGTTTGACGCTCAAAGCTACACAAAAGAGCTTGAGGGCAATAGCAAGGATATCAAGTTCCAAAAAGGTTCAAAAACAGTTAAGATTCGCACCGTTACGACAGCGGGCGCAGTAAAAGACCACGACGCGGCATTGACGTTTTCAAAACAGCTAGAGGGCATCGTCAATGTTGACGCGACGATGAATACGTATACGCTTGACCAGCAAAAAGACATCAAGCAGTTCCTTGACCGTACGATTATCGCAACAAACAACTCAATCAAAGACGGCGGTAAAGTATTGCACGCGATTGTTACCGAGCAGCTTATTCCGCTGGTTGACGCATATCGTATTGCAGCGTTGGCAGCAGTAGCAACGGCTACTAACCAAAAAGTTACGGCGACAGCTAACGGCTTTACCGACCTGCAAAAAGCGCGCAAATACTTGGTTGACGCGCGCCTCAGTAGCAAGATGATTGCATACTGCAGCCCTGAGACAGCTATCAACATCCGCAATGCTAACGTGATGACGCCGTTTACTAGCGAAGCTCTGAAAAACGTACGTTCAGGCGACATCGGTATGCTGGTCGGCATTAAAATTAAAGAAGTGCCGTCAGACCTCATGCCAACAAAGACCGGTATGGTTATCGTTAACCCTGACATCGTCTCAGCACCGCGATTTTTAGACGACTCAAAGGTTGGCGAGAGCGCAGCGGCGTTTGGTCAGCTCTTGCTCTGCCTGTATATGTATACCTGCGTGGTCTCAAAACCAAAGCAGAAAGGTGTTGCAAGTATCGTAACTGTGTAGTATAGTTACACGCAGTGATGAGTTGCTCATTATATCAAAAAAACCTCGGCTAAACCTTTGCCCACCCTGGTATTAGCACGGGGTTTTTTGATATACTGGGTGTAGTAACTAATACAACAGAAAGATAAACAGATATGGCGCTATTAAAATGGGCATACGAGGACGACGACAGAAAAGGGGACGAGAGCCCGTTCCAGTCCAAGACGGTGCAATCGGTGCAGAACTCGTGGCAGCCGTCTCAGGGTCAAAGCGATGCTGCTGGCGGGGTAGGTACTAATATCTTTGGCGGTCAATCGCAGTCTAGCAATAATCAAGTAGGCGGCTATTTATTTTCGCAGGAAAAAGCGCAGGCAGATGCTCAAAAACGCCAGCAAGAAGAGGCGGAAGAACTAGCGCGCCGCCAGGCAGCAGCCGCAGCAGCGCAAGCTGCCGCGAGAGCTCAAGCAGCGAGGCAAGCGCAAGTGTCCGCACAAGCACAGTCTCAAGCTGATGCGCCAGCTGCAATTATTTATCGTCCGCAAAGTAAGTTGCTCGACAAAGACAATGTCGCGCAGCGATTTCGCTTCCAGCAAACGCCCCAAGAAAAGAATGAGGGACTGTGGGGTTTCGTCAAGAGTATTGGTAAAGGAATCGGTTCAGGTTTTCAGCAAGGCTTAGCTGGTGTTGCAGATGTGATTTCAAAAGGCGGACGAGCTATCTCTATGAAGCTTACTGGTAAAGACGACACTAATTTAGCAGGGTTCCAAGATTGGCTGTATAAGCAGAGAGACCTTAACGGCAATACTATTCAAGGCACGCGCTGGGCGGACGAAGCAGCTGGCAATATCGCAGCGGGGCGCGGTAATTTACGCGATTGGGGCACAGTCGGCGCAGCTGGTCTGCAGACTGGATTGGACGCCACTCAATTTATTCCGACATCAGCCGCTAAAAATGCCGCTCAAATGGGATTAAAACAGCTTGGCAAGCAGGCTCTCAAAGAAGGCGCAACTATGGGTGCTTTGCAGGGTTTAGCAACTGGAGAGAGAGAGTACGGGCAATCGGGCGATATTCTTAAAGCCTTAAAAGAGGGCGGCTTAGACGCATTAGTCAACGCTGGCGTGCAGTCTGGCATAGATTTCGGTACTGGTGCTCTAGGCAGGGGTATGCGCCGTATGCGTGGCGCAAAAGACGTACCGCAGATAAAAGACATACCGCAGCTTACTGAGGATTTTGATACGCCGACTGGTGCAAAGACATCATCGCTAGATGGCAATATATCATCAACGCCTGATATTGATACAAATGCGCCTGTTCGCAGTATTCAGTTTGAAGAGACCCCAAGGCGCGTTACGCCTGACGTTGAGCCTGCACCTGCCCGCGCTAATCGCGAGACGAATACTATCGGCAATATACCTCAAAGACAGGCGGGAGAAAATATCTCTAATCGGTTAATCGTCCCCGACGAGACGCCGGCGCGCATTTTGCGGGATAACGATGAGAACATCTCAATAGCGCGCCCCGACGAGACGCCGGCGCAGATTATCGGTAAAGAGACGCCTGAGGCAGAACTAAAAGACATCTTAAACGAGCGTGCGCAGGAGAGAGCTAGAAGCGCGCAAAAAGAACCTTTGGCGCAAAATAAGACAGCGCAACCAGTAGCAGAGGGCGTGCCGATTGCAAATACGGAGCGGGTAGTGCCAGCTGGTAGAAACGTCCCGACGATAAAAGCAGACGAGGCGAGAGCTTTGCAGGAAGCGCGTATTGGCGGTACGCAGGCGGATGAGGCGGTTGCTAATGCGAGACTGCAGCAATTAGACGCTGAAAAACCAAGGCTTGAGAGCGAGAGCCAGCCAAGCGTACCAAAAGATGTCTTAGAGAACGAAGCAAGCAAGGATGCCGCGTCTAGCTATAAGGAGCAGATGGATAGGCTGATAAACGGTCTTGACGAAGCTAACGATTTCAAAGCGCGCGTAGCCAATGCGGCTGGTGCAAAATATGACCCGTCGGTAGAGTTTTCTGAGTATCTTGATTTGTTGCGCGAAAACCCGAGAGTGCCGGAAAAGCTTATCCGGCAGCTTGATGATACTCATAAAAGATTGCAAGAGGGTACAAGTCAATTCAATGAGATACAAGCCGCTAACCGCGCTCAATTTTCAGATAACGTAGATGATTTCGCTCAAAACTTAGCTAATGCCGATGTTTCAAGCTCGCGCAGGCGCAGCGCGTTGCAGCGCGACGTGTTAGGTGTGGAGCAGGGCAATATGAACGCGCTTATCAATAAGTTAGAGGGCAAACTTAATAAGAAGCAAATGGCAGAAAACGTTTACGATAATCTCAATTCGTATTCTAAGGCTAATATGCTTCTAAGCGCGCCAAGCCTAGAGCGCAACTGGTCGCAGGATACGATGGGTACGCTCAGGACGATACTACAAAACCCGATTAGGGCAACAAAAGGTATTGCTGACGCTGGTATCGGGCGCACGTATGTTAATTCAATCAAGCGTTTTGGCGCAGGGTTCAAGGTAACGCCAAAGACAGCAAGCGAAGTGCCAGGCTATCTGATGGGGCGCGCGCTAGACGGCGCATACACCTTTAGCGGCACGCAGACAATGGTAGACCTGCGCAAGCACCAAAACCGTATCGCGTTAGCCGAGAGTTTTCTAAAACAAACAACTGGCGCGAAAAAGGTCTCAACAAAAGAGGCAAGCAAGTTTGCTCGTATGCTTGGCAACGACTTAGAGGTCTTAGACAATATGGCGGCAGGCGTTACTAACGGTATGAGCAACAGCCGCGACTATAAACGTGCCGTAAAAGCATATGAAGAATGGTTCAAGACTGCCTCGCCAGAAGCTCGCGATAAGTTTATCGCTGCGTCTAATCGCCAAATGACGCTGTCTAACCAGATATCAAAGACTATCCAAGACCAAATACCTGTTTTGGGAACAGTGCTTTCTAGGGCGATTGATTTCGTCAATCCGTATATCCGTACGGTTACTAACCTTGCAATTACAACAGCAGACAATACGCTTAATCCGATGGGCAAAAGTGTGATTGATATCAGTTTGTCGGGCAGTCGTAGCAGGTTGCGTAACGCTCTAGCCTCTGCTCAGCATGCGGCGGTAACATATGGCGGTTTAGCTGGCGTTGCTGCACTTGTTGCAAACGGCGTGATTGGATACAACGATGGCGACCAGATAGATAAGCCGCGCGGCGTGTATATTAAGACGGGCGAAAATACATATATCCCAGTACGCGCAACAGACGACGAGCTGCCGATTGCGCTTGTTACGGCTGCGGTAAAAGCGTCTCAAGACGCTGATAGCGGCAAAACCCGCGAGCCTGGATATTATGCGAAAATTATTACAGATAGCCTGCCGTATATTGACGCGACGGAGCAAGCAAGCGGCGCAGTATCATCAGCCAACGCGCTGTTAAACGGAGACAACAACGGCGACAACGGATATGCGGCAAAGAACTTCGGTATAAACGCTGTAAAGCGCTATGTGCCATTCTCAAATAACGGCGTCTTGTCAGCGGTTAAAGGCGCGAAAGGCGAGAGTCTGAACGCGAAGTCTACATATGATAAAGACTTTGGCACGTGGATGAAAAACGCAATTGCGAAAAACTATCTTGATGAAAACGCCTATAACCAATTAAAAGATAGCCGCGACGCTGCTGGCAGGGTGCGCACAGTAGACAACCAGGGTATTTTCGTGCATAAGCAAATTAACGACGCCAATACTGCCGAGTTTAATAAGACTGTAGACGATTTAACAACGTTTGGACGCGAGCTAGGTCTAGGTAAAGACGTGAAAACGCTGTTTAGAACCAATAACGATGACAAGAACAACAACTTCCGTTCAGTGCAAAACGCTATTACGTTCTTAGACACTAACGGTAAAGCTGATGATAGTACGAAGCTTGTGAAAAACCAGAAGTTGGCTGAATTAGCGCGCCAAATGAGGGACGGGTTCTTTGGCGATAGCGGCAGCGAGTTGTTGACACTAGACGGTAAAAAATTGAAGTCAGACGCCTCAGTGCCAAATAAGCAGGGGACGAAAAACTCTCAACTGCCAATCTCAATGCAGTCAATCAAGAATGCTATAGCTCAAACCGATTTGCCAGCAGACGCGAGGGAGGCATTATACGGTTTAACTAATAGTAAAACTGAATTGTATAATCGCCTGAAAGCAAAACAAATTGATTACAATATGTATCAAGCAGGTAAGCAGCAGATAGCCAATCAAGAAGCGTCAATTCTCGCTAACTCGCCAAGCTACCAGCGTCTCAACGCGCTGATGACGAAGTTGGATGAGACTGGGTTCTTTAATCCCGATGGCTTTGGCTCTACAAAGTCAGGTCAAACGTATCTTTGGAATGCGCTTAATTCATTGCTAGCAGCTAAAGGCTCAACGCCAGCAGCACAATATGCTGAAGGATTGTCGTCAGGCGGATATGGTAGATATGGCGGATATGGCAGGCGTGGTATCGGTTTTGGCAGCCGCGGCTCAGGTTTCGGAGACACGTACAAACCAAAACTGGGCGATACCGGTATTCAGTGGAGAGTGGGCGCACGTTCTATGCCAACGGTAAGAATGGGCAAGATGACGCCGTTTAGAGCGCATGTGCAATTGGAGAACGCTGTAAATAAGAATAAAACGCAGCCATATAGGGACAGGTCATTTTAATCGTAATATAATAGAGGTAAGACATGAACACGCAAAGACCAACAGCTGAACAACTATGCAAATGGCTGGAGCAGAGCCTGGATTTTATGTGCTTTGCTACAACTGGCTTCAATGAGCGCAACGAGCGCGTGGTATACCGCCGACCAGTAACTAACGACCAAGGACAGATGGAGTTCGCCAATTTAGTCGATAATACGCTCGCCTCGTATATTGAGAAAATGCCGAAAAATATTATCCAAAAAATACCGTCATTCACAATCGACGCCCATACTCAAAATAAAGCGGAGGATTTAGTATATGAGTATATCGCTAATAAAATAATCCTGCGCACCGGTTCAAGCGATGGATATAGTTTATTGCAAAAATACTGGATGACTATGCGCAATGCCGCAGCGTTTGGCGCGTGTGCCGCGTATCTGCCGTTTGTTTCAGACCACGGCGAGTACAGTGTCGGTTTTGAGCCATTGTACTGGGGCGATTTGTTTCCTGAGGCGTACGCAAAAGACTTAAATAGTGCCAACTTTATCATTTTTCGTACACTGAAAACCGAGCGCGATATCCAAAATATTATTGCAGGTCTTGATGATGAGAAAGGTCAAGGCACATGGAGTAGGCAGGGTTTGCAGACGGTATTAGACGCTGGCGTTGGCGAGACAACCGGTCATGATGGCGGCACACGTAACACGAAAGCGTCTATGAATGGTTTGCCTGATGGTATGTACGAGCTTTTCGTTTATACTGATACCGATTGGATTATCACTTTCCATTACGCCTCTCAGACGATTTTGCGCGTTGTGCCTAACATCAGCAGGCGCAAGCGCGTAGTATCTCTGTATTCAGATTACGATGGCATGTCTATTATGGGACGCAGCCTGGTTGATTTAGCATACGCGCCTCATTTGGCATTGACGTCGTTGACGCGCGAGGCGTTGCAGGTGATTAGTTATAACACGAAACCAGCGAAGTTTGTTAAAGGTGTATCGCTTGACGAGAGCCGGTTTAACTTAGAAAAAGACAATACAATGTTTTTGCATGACGAGGACGGCGAAATGCAGCTATTGCCGGTTGATACATCGGCAGTGCAGAACTTTCCGGCGTTATATAATCTCATGAAAACAATCCTCTTGACGTCTTTGCCAAGTTCTAATGAAAATGGTATTTCTGCCGAGGTAGGCGACCCGACATATTCACGTACGCAAGCTGGCGTTAATCAGCAAGCTAACAAAGCCGATATCGAAAATAATTATTATCGCAAGAACTTTGAGCAATTCTTTGAGATGGTGCTGGAGAACCAAATAAATATTTATATCGCCGAAGTAAAATATGTCATGGCGCAGAATGACGCGATACCAACGCTTACACTTGATGACGAGTACGCCAACTTAGTGCGCGAGGAAAACCCTGCTTTTGTGAATGGCGAGAACAAGGTGCGGCTTGATTTTGCCGATGTAAAAGGCGTGAATGTCTCAGTAGACTTTGAGACGACGCGCCAGATGGCGAAGGAGGAAGACTTGAAGCGGCTTAACACGTTTATGACAGGGTTCTTTGAAGTTGCGAAGTCAGATGAAAAGATGGCGCAAGTTATGCGAGCAGCGATACCATTGCTTATGGAGGAGATGGCGCGCAACTCTAATCTGGAAAATAGCGGCAAGATTGTTGAGGCTATGCGCCAGCAAATAAAGGTAATCAATCAGCAGGAACAAGAGCAGCAAGCGTTGCAAATGCAGCAGCAAGCGCAAGCGGGGGAAGTGCAAAATGTTTAATGAGTATTCATCAAGCCAAGAGTTACAGGCGAAACTGCGCGAGGACGCGTTTATTCATGGTAAAAAGAACGTTAAAACCGTTGACGAAGCCGAGCGCAATCAGATTATGTCGGTGCTTGACACATATATCGCGCGGTATAAGACAGTAGAGGCGGTACAAGCAGAATGTAAAAAAAACAACACATCGCTAGAATTGCAATTCGGCATCAGCCTTGGCGTGATTGAGGTGTTAGAACAAATAAAAAACGATTTAACGAGGTAATGATATGGCAACGGCAACAGTAAAAGATATCATCCACGACGTATATACTAAAGTGAACGGCGAGTACGAGGATTTAGACGTAGCAAGCGATGATTTTCGCACATATCTTAACGTGCTTAACCAGGTGGTGACGCAATGGGCTGAGACGCCATATGTCTCATGGCAATCGCTGTTTAATATGAACTTTACGTTGGGTCATGTTGTAAAAAATACTTTAACGTATAGCCTGCCTGTCGAAGACAATAATTTTGTCATCGGACACACGCCGTTTGACCATGTCTATTTTGTTGGTGCAAGCGGTAAAGTTGTAGACAAGTTCACAATAGTAAACCAGCCGATATTTGACGCCTCTAGCGACGACCATATCTGTATGACAACTGGTGATACGCTTGTATTAAAGGCAACGCCTGACACTATCGTCGGCATGACAATTAAGCTGCCGGTATATGAATATCCGCAAAAATACACAAAGCCTAACGATGAGGTGCAGGTTGATAGCTTGACGTGGCTGACCTGCGAGATGGCGGGCTTTCTGTGTGATTCTAGCCCTGTGCCGTTTATATCGCGCAATGCCGATAAATACCATAAGCAGGCTGAGATATATATGAAGCGTATGCGTGATGAGAATAATCACGCCCAGCACCTTGTTCTGACGCATATCGGGGCAGGGCGCGGCGAGTTATGGCGCGACGTGGTAGCGAAACTAACATGGCGAGATTTGTAATATGGCAGACAGTACGACAACAAACATCCAGATTAAAGATTTAGACAACTGGAAGCGCGGACAGATTAGTTATTTTTCTAATAGTCGTTTACAGGAAAACGCGCTTAAAGTAGCCAATAATGTCATATTCGATTATGACGCTATCGTACGCCCAAGAGGAGGTTTCGATTTATCTGGCATACCTGACGCGCCAGGAGGATGCATACCGCTAACCTGCGATTTTCCGTTTAAGTATAAAGATGGCGCAGAAAGCTTAGCGCAGATTTTTGCTGACGGCGATAATGCTCATCTCTATATTCTTAACAAAGCACACTCAGAATGGAAAAAATTTGATACACCGTTTAATAAAACAAAGCAGTTCTCACTAGCGCAGATAGCTAATGTTATTGTGATTGGCAATGGCATAGATAAGTTTACGTATTACGATATTGAAAAAGATGAGGTTAAACGGTTTGAAAAAGTGGCAGACCCGACGGTTGCTCCAACGGTAAAACCGGTAGGGTTCAGCGGAACGCCTGCGCTTGATTATTATTACCGCGTGGCGTTTAACGGTGTCGGGGGCAGCACAAAGATGACCCCGCCAAACAAGATTTCATCGTCTATTATCCGCGACACGTGGGGCCCTAGCGGAAGAAGTGTCAGTGTTGATATTTCTGGATTTACTATCGACCCAAATGCGAAAAGCTGGGATGTGTATGTGGCGAGCGTCTCAACTGGCACAGGCGCGCCGACTGATACTGAATACTTAAAAATAGCTGAAGGGTTGCCGGTAGACCAAAAACAATTTTCAGATAAAGGCGATGCGACACTGCTTACGAGCGCGCCAGTAGAGAATACGACAGAGGGTATCAAGTCAGGGTATTTTGTGAACATCTCAGGACGCTTATGGGCAATCGGCGTAAATAATCAGACGGTATACTGGGGCGGAGATGTTGGTAATGAACTGTACTTTGGCTCTGCTAATGGCGCAGATAGTTATTCTGTAAATACAGGCAGTACTGAACGCCCGATGGCTATCACTCTAGGGCGTGATAATGCAGGTACAACATGTATAAATTTACTCACGCGCACAATAGCCGGACAGGGTGCTATTTGGGATATATATGCGACAACTAACACGATTAAAGCCAATGACCAGACGTTTTCTACAGGCACGTACCAGTTTAAGAAGCGTGAGGGTAATGACGGCACAGACGCGCCGTTTTCGGTGATACGCGAAAATAATAATGCGTATTATCTTTCTACTGAAGGGTTTAAGTCTACCGGTGTAAAGCCCAACATCACTGGTATTCAATCGACCGATATTATTAGTTCCGCGATTAGAGACCGCGTATTGAACTTATCGCATTCTAATCTTGATAAATGTTATGCGGCGTATTATGACGAAGCTCTTTATTGGACTATCGCATATGGTTCTCAAGAGAATAATGAGATATGGATGTATGATATTTTGCATGGCGGTATTTGGTCTATCTGGCAGATATCGGCAGATTGTATTTTCCGGTGGGCGTCAACCAGTCAAGAGACGCCAAGCTTATACATCAGGCAGGGCAATAAGTTGTTACGCTATTACAAAAACCTGCATACGCATAAAGACTATAGTGGCGTATTTTCAACGCGTATTGAGAGCGGTTTAATACCATTTGCAAACGACAGATTGACGTGGGTGCATTTGTTAAAAGCTGTGTGGCAATTTGACCAAGCAGTCGGCAAAATCACGTTAGAAGTAAATATTCACTCAAAGAACGGCGATATCATAAAAACTAACGTATTAACATTTGGCGATAATAATAATAATAATAATAATAATAATAATAATAGCTGGGATAGTATTTATATTGAGAACGACATCTCTCAAACGGCGTGGGATATCCGTGAGTGGGACAAGATATATAATTTCTATATTCAAGGACAAAAAATAGCCGATAAAAAAATTAGCCAGAAAATACGTAAGAACGCTAATTATATCAGTTTCGTGGTATCGTCTGATACCGAAAACACATACTTTGAATTGTCTCACCTGAGTTTATTGTTTACCTTTATCGGTTTGGGGATAGAGTTCTTAAGTCAGCGCGGGACGATAAAAATATGATAAAATTGTTGTAGAGAATACAGCAAAAAAATAAAGGAGAGAAAAAATGGCGCGAAAAGCAGATTATACATACGGACTAGATGAAAACGGTAAACTGTATGTTTGGGACGCAAATGCAAGAAAAATGATTTGGTATGGTCGCGTAGCGGGCGGCGCTACCCTTGCTGAAAGTAAAATGCACCAGGGCAAAAATGTCGTATGGGAGGGTGCTAAACCCCAGAAACCCCTCGCTGCGCCATCACGGAGCACAGCAGGAAGGGCAGCGGTTGGGTATGGACGAGGTGTAAGCTATGGCGGTGGTGGTTTTAGGTCTAGCGGCAAGAAGCTTGATGCCGCCCAGATTGACAGTCTCAATTCAATTCTTAACAGTTACGACGTAACGCGCGACCGCGCAAAGCAAAAAGCTGCAGTAAAACGCGACACGAGCCTGCGCGAAAAAGAGGAAGAATTGCGCAAAGAGACAGAAAAATACAACACGAAAAAACTGTCTAACTTGCAGGAATTTGCCGACGCGAAAAACGATACCGATATTAATACACGTAACACCCTAGAAAACCTTATCAGTTCGCTTTCTACAATGGGGCTTGGCGGTTCTCGGGCTCTATCGCGCCAGGTGCTAGACGCTGCTAACAAAGCTAACCGCAAAGCTAACGCAACGCAGGCGCAAAACGCTCAAGGGCTGGATACGGCGTATAACCAATACAAAGCCGGTCATGAAAATGACATCAAAAAGATTAACGACCAGTATAGGTATGACATTGGCGAAGCAGATAAAGCATGGGGTCAAAGCCGTCAGAACGCATTATATAAGATGGCGGATGTATACAACGCTGCCGATAAGAGTGGCGACCGCGATAGGTTGATGAGAATGGGTAACGATTTAAGCGGGTTTATTGCAAACTCTAACTTTATTAACCCTGAATATAATGGTGCAACGCGCCAGATGGCAACGCCTGAATTAGCAAAATACAATCAAGATATTGCAACATACGATACGCTGAATATCGGTCAAAACGGGCAGCAAACAGGGACAGCCGAAACGGCAGGCAACCTTGGCATGCGCGCAGCAGCAATCAACGATAAAGATTTAGGCGTGAAAAAACGATTAGAAGGTAAATTGGCATACGGAGTATAACAAATGGCAACGATAAACGATAAGTTCAGCAAAGCCAGCTCTGACAGCCATTACGCAGTCGCAACAACAGTTGCTGCGCTTCGTGCGACAAACGCGAAAGTACTGCAATGCGCTGATGTGAGTTCGTTTCCTCAAAGCACTGTCGCCCACTTTGTCACCTATAAAAAACAATATAATCCGATAGACGGCACAACAGCAATCACGAATAAAGCAGCGTGGATGGGTGTTGCCAACAAAGACAACAACACAATTACTGACCTCACGATTGCACCTGGGTACAGTGATTGGGGCAACGCAGTTGGCGATGTCGTAGAGTGTATCCCGACGTCTTTTTGGGCGAATAATCTTGTAGACGGACTGTTAGTGCAGCATGATGAACGCGGATATTTGAAAAACAAATCGGTGACACTTGTGAACATCAATGGCGGCTCCACCCCCGGCATCCTCCAGACAGATGCGTCGGGTGTGGTATCAAGCGGCAAAGTGTCGAGTAAGTATTTTGAAATGGAAAAACGCGAGTTTGCACTTGAACTTGGAATAGGAGGTATCGCTATACAGTTGTTTCGGCAAGGCAACATCGTAACCGCCATAATAGCAGGCACGTCAACATCGCCAACAGCTGGAGAGACAGTTGTACCAAACAAATTGCCAGACGGATATAAAACCCCGTCAGGCGTGGTAATCTCGCTTGTCTATGTAACAGTGAACAATGGCGGCACGCCTGGACACGGTTTAATACGCTTTTACTCAGATGGTGGTATACGGCATGTCTCATCGCGCGCCGGACTTGATGAACGTTACGGTACTGTCTCATGGTTTACTAATGACCCAATGCCAGGAGCTTAAGGAGCAATGCCAATGCAAGAACAAATAAACAAATTCATGCTTGAGCAAGCCGAAAAGAACGGTGCTATGCAAGCAGACATTGCGCATATTAAAGCCGCCGTTGATGATATCCAAGATGCTATTAAGTCTATCTCGGTTGTACCGCGCAATGAATACGACACAACCATTAAAGCTATTGAAGGCATTCATCAAGACCATGAGCATCGTATCTCAGAATTAGAGGACAAAGAGATGCTGCGCGAAAAGAGTATTTGGGTAAAGTTTCGCGTTGAAATCGAAAGAAAGATAGTAACAATAATGGTAACGTTCATTCTAGCAGTTTTCGGTTATCTAGCAGTAATTTACTACACTAACTTCATTCAACAGCATGCCGCTAACGAAAAAACAACTTATGTTGCTTGTAGAGGCAGGTTATTTAAGTAAAAGAAGGAGACAGGATATATGGCAACCAACCCAAATACAGATGATTACGCAGCACGCCGCCTCGGTATGTTCTTCCCAGGTAGCAGTGATGGCACAATGAACGACGGAGACCTCACTGGGCAGTGTGTAAGCCTAGTAAAGTGGTTTGGCGCAGAGATGTGCAACCTGCCTAACCCAGGTGCAGCGAGAGGCAATGCGAAAGACTTCGGTAACACCCTAGTCAATCAAGGATTAGCTTACGAAGTGCCGCCTAACCAACGCCAGCAAGGCGACCTGGTCGTCTGGCCGCAGGATGGCGGCGGGTATGGTCACATCGGCGTGTTGCTTTCTGGAGACCGCGTCTTCGAGCAGAACGTTGCCTTGCCAGGTTCTAGTGCCCGCGTCGTAGCCGGCAACACCGTCTACTCATCGAGAATAGACCCGTTCCATGCCAACTGGCGTCGGGGCGGCGTACGAGTTTATCGTATGCGAAATTACGTAGGTAATCGCCCAAGTGTATCAGACGACCAAATAAGACAGGTGTACCGCGAAGTACTAGAGCGCGAAGCCGATGAGGGCGGTATCAATCACTACCGCCAGCAAGCAGCGGAGGGCTGGACTATTGACCAAATCCGCAGCGACCTCATGAATAGCAATGAGCGCAGGGCACTTGAAGCTAACAAGGCTCAAGCAGCTCAGGCGGCAGTCGCACAGAAAGACACTGAGACTACAGCAGCAATTAAACAGGCGTATCGCGATATCTTAGAACGCGACGCAGACGAGGGCGGATTAGCCCATTACAAGTCTCAGATTGCAAAAGGCTGGACGCTAGACCAGGTACGCCAAGACCTGCTGAACTCTAACGAGCATACCCAGCTAATATCAGGCAAGCAAGCCGAAGCAGAGCGACGTGCACAAGAAGCCGAAGCGCGCCGCGAAGCTGCCGAAAAAGCTCGGGCTGCTGAGGAAAAGGCAAAGGCTGAGCAGGAAGCTGAAAATAAAGCCAAAGCCGCTGAGGAAGCGAATAACGCAGGTCAATCATCAAAAAACCAGTCATTAACGCAGGAGGACAAGAAAATGAAAGAAAAGCCCGCACCAGCAGCAGGATTAAGCAAAGAGGAGTTTGAGAAAATGAAAGAAGACAACAAATTTACCGAAGTAGACGGCTGGAAGCCGACAATCCCTGATAATGTACGGCTGGTTGTTTATCTAATGGGCGTTATCGGTATACCTGTCACCGTCATGATAATGAGCCTACTTGCGGTGTTCGGTGTTACAAGCTATGAATTAAGCAACCAAGTATCAACAATCGTAGCGAGCGCCGTTGGTACAATCGCGAGTGCACTCGGTATCTCGCACTTTACAAGGGGGAAATAATGTACGAACAATTAGCATTTGAAACTCTCCCAAAACCTGACGAAGAGCAGACCCTTGCCACTGAGTGGCAACAGGCAAAAGAAATGGAAGAGTACTGGCATGAAGTGCGATTAGAGCTAGAGGACAGGCACTTCAAAATGAATGCCGGTAAGCTTGCACTAGAAGCCTTAGCATTAGGAGTAGAACAATGACTCCCGAATTAAAACTAAAGCGCGGCGATACCGCTGTCCACTACGTTAAAATACCAATCGCTATGTATCAAGCTGGTATGAACGTGTATTTCATGGTAAAACCAGCCGCCGACGATGATAATAAAGATACGAAAGCCGTCATATCGAAGCACCTTACAGATAGCGATATTATCACCAAAGATGCTACGAGTGTGAAATACAAGCTTTCATTCACGCCGGACGACACCAATAAGATTATGTTTAACGGTGAGAAGAAGCAAGTCCTTTTCGGCGAGTTTGAGTTTCGCGCAGGCGACCAAGTATACACCTACCCATCAGGCGATAAATTCATTAAAGTAACCGTCTATCCGGATATAAGGAGGGGGCAATAATGTTAAACGACGCACTACCCCAAGTCACCTTTGAGATAGGCGCTTGGGCGGTTGGAGATAAAGGAGAAAAGGGTGATACCGGACCGAAAGGTAACCCTGGGACAGATGGACGCGAAATAGAGTGCCGCCTATCAGGCGACTGGGTACAATGGCACTACAAAGGCGACAGCACCTGGCATAATCTTGTCTCTAAATTAGAGCTGAAAGGCAACAAAGGGGATAAGGGCGATGCATTCAAATATAGCGATTTCACACAGGCGCAATTAGAAGCGTTGAGAGGTCCAAAGGGTGATAAGGGTGAACCTGGCGTTACTCAAGATATTTCCGGCAAAGCCGACAAAACTGGCGATACGTTCACTGGTGAGGTAGTAGTCAATTCAGACAAACCTGTTTTAGGTTTTCGCCAAATCAGAGCCGGCAAAGACGTGTCATGGGGTCTGAATAGTGTAGGCGAGTTCCTGCTCTGGGACAACAAGAAGAATGTGAATGTCTGTAGGATCGACTCAGACCTTAAATACGTCAAAATCGGCGATGTCCAGCACCGCTACGACACCGGTCAGCCAAACGGTCGGGTTGCAGCCCCTCCAGGCTCAACCTACACCGACACAGCCGTGACCTGCGGCGCTGTGAAGTGGATTAAAATGTGGGGCACTGGCAACACCGGCTGGACTGTCTTGTATGGCGATACTGGCTGGCGCGATATCAAATCGCTGCTCGACCCGTTCTGGG